ATTTAATTCCAAGTCTGAGTCTTGAAACATACTCATATCTAATAAGTCGTCGTTGTTGTTGTTTTCCATAATTTTCTCCCATTAATTAACAAATATACTAAAAAATTTAGCAAATCCCAAATTATCTATCATAGTCTAATAGCTATTTTGTTTCGCTTTTTTGTTTACTTTGTTTTGAAATTGATATTTTTTTATCTTCTCTTTTCATTTTATCTTGGTGCATTTTCATCTGCTGATCCAAGTTTTTCATTTTTACAATCTGTTCGTTCCTGGCTTTTTCTTTATCCAATTCAAGTCTATCTTCTTGTATAGGATCATCTATACCATCTTGACTTTCTTCGTCTGGATTATTGGAAAGTTCCATTTGTTTTATTAGAATCTTAGTTTCATTATCCCTAACATTTTTACTTTCCTCTAATTGAAGTTTAGCCATCTCAAGTTCTTTAGCATCAGCCTGTGCTTGTTGTGCTAATTTATTGTTTTGATCTTGGGCTCTATTCTGCTGTTCTTGCATTTTAGCTTCTGCTATTTCTATTTTCTTACGCATATCAGCTAATGATGGACTAAAGAATATATCCATAATAGTACCCATACTACCACCGTTCTGCATGAATGCTTGAGCATTAGCTTTTAACATTTGCTCTAATTGAATAGCTTTACTTGAAGAAGTACATACTAGTCCATAATCTGGTTCACTAAATTCTTCTGAATCAATATTCAACATTTGAATAGTTTGATCATCTAAAATATATTGAACTTTTTTATTATTACCCCTTAAAGCTATTTTAGCTGTTTCTAAAAACGCTGCTAAAACCCTAAGTTTAAATTTTTCATGCTTGTGGAACCAATACTCAGTTATATGAGCTGATTGGTTTACTGATCTTTCTACACCTGAAGCAGTTTCATTTTGATGAATAGCACCTTCTCTCTGTTTAGTTACACCTGCAATTTCAGACATTTCCATCTTAATAAATTCTAAAAGTTGGATATGCTGTTGTATATAAGAACCAGTTTCCATGTCAATAGAACGTCCTCCCTGAGTATTGAAACCACCAGCAAGTTTTCCTGTAGCTGCTCCTTGAGTTCCCTCTTTAAAGGAATCAACTACTGCAATTTTATTAACAATGGCAAAATGTAACCATTTCTCTATTTCCCAGTTATCTGGTACTTTAGCTAAATCCAATTCAAATATTTTACCATAGTTGGTAGCTATAGCTTTATTTAACCTATCCCAAATTACATCATACATGTATTGGTAATTCTTCATTCTGTCCATTAAGGAAACAGCTCTACCTTGGTTAGTGTTATATATTTCTCCTATAATACCAGGATGACAATAAGAAGGATTACCTAATTTAGTAAACTGTACAGGTCTTGGTTTCATTTGTACATAAATATCTTTTCCTATTTTTGTACCTTCCCACCATTCGTTGACCCATAAGGTAGTAGCCTCTTCTCCCAGCTCTTTCTTAGGTTTATATTCCTCAGACATAATTTTATATTGAACATCACCTACTTCATCATAAAATTTAACTTTTAAGATTTTTTTAAGTGATTTCCAATATACTCTAAGTACTCTAATATTACCGTTTTCATCAGTAAAGTTAGAACCAAAGTAATGTCCATTTAACTCTGCCATATTAAAGATGGTCTCAAAACCATCTGCTGCCATAGCTTCATAACCATCTCTTAATAAAGTATGGTTATTGTGATCATCAGTATAATTACTTTTACTTGATCTTGTGTGGTAATCATGTATATAATCTATATCATCATTACTTAATTCCTCATGGAAGTAATCAGTTATTTTACCTGGGGACCAGTGATCTTCTATGATAATAATATTTGAGTCTTCTATTCTATCACTGTTACCAGATCTAATACTTCTTACTTTTAGAGGGTTTAATTTTGTAATAGTAGGTTCACCATGTACAATGTCTACTTGTACTATTTCCTCTGCCTGTATTAAAGCATCTTTAAAACAATTTAAAAATATCGTTTCAAAATCTTGTTCTTGATAATAATGCCTTAATATTTGATTAGCCATTTTCTCCCTAACATCCTGCCACTCATATTTAAAGTAATCTTCCATTTCCTGCATCTTCTGCTCTAACTCCTCTTCAGGGTAGTTAGCTGCTAGAAATTCCTGCATTTTTTGTAATAGGATTTCTTTCTTTTGATTTTCTTTTTCTGTAATAGCATTTTGGTTGGTTACTATAACTTTCCAATCAAATCTACGTTTACTTTCCTCCCCAACTAGTAAATCAATTTTAGGAACTGCTATAGGATGGTGTGGTAAATTATCAGGTACAAAAGAAGCATTTAATTGATATGGATTAACTACATCTGTTAAATCCCTAATATCAACAATGCCATTATATAAATTAAGATTTATTATTTTATTACGTACAGTCTGCCTCACACTTTCACTATGATAGAAAGAGTGTCTGTCAGCTGAATCTATTGTATCTATTCGCCATTGTTTAGTCTTCTTCCTATAAGGTAAACGTTGACGTGGTATTTTTAAATTTTGTACTCGTGCCATATTATTATCATAAACATATAAATATACGAAATATTTATTTTAATTACAAATTATCTATCGTTGTCTAATAGCTCTTTTGCTGCATTTATTTCTGCAAATACATTAGAATTTTCTACAAAAGGATTATTAAAGTTCTTTTGAAAGAATGGATCATTAGCTAGTTTTTTAATGTGCTTATCTTGATTATCCTTAGCCGTTTGTATCCTTTTATATCTATCTTCTCTTAGTATAAATAACATACCTGCTGCAGATACACGGTCAAAGTTGCCATCTGAATTCCATTTGATACATTCTTCTATATACGCTAAACTTCTTAAAGTATGTAAATTTAATCTCTCATCTTCATCTTCTTCTGCTGTACTGATTGAAGATCTCATCCAATCCGCCTGGAGCAATCTAGCCCATGAGTTTATCATTTTGTTAGCATGTGTACCCTTAGCTTTGTTTCCATATAGATTTGTTTGTTTTACAAAATCCATATCTTTTAATATCTGAGGTACATCTGCTAATAAATGTAAAGCGTTCTTTTTATCAAAATATGAAAATAAACCTTTAAGGTTACTTTCATAGTTAGCTTGTGCATTATAATATAATAATGTCCTATAAGCTATTTCATATGCTTCATTTGCAGTTCTAGGTCTTCCTGTATATTCAGCTACTATCCTATCAGTAAAGGTATCCATTACCAACATACTGAATAAAGATTGACCAGTATCTGAATCAATAGGGTCAATTCCTGCTATATATCTTCCACTAGCTACTTCACCTTGGGCATTGGTTCTTGGTTGTTCAAATATTTCCAATGCACCAGTTTTATCTGTAGCTACAGTATCATAACTTCTTAAAGGTATTTTTTCAGGATCTAGTTTCCAATAAACCTTACCTTTACTTGAATCTATCTGTAAACTACCTATATAATGCTTAGCTAAGAAAGAGTCTTTGTTAACCGAGATCTGTTCTAAATATTCTTTAAGATCCGCTACTGGAAATACTGTACCCTCTGTACGCATAACAGCTTCCTGTGGTGTCATTGGTTCCTCAGCTTTTTTCTGAGTAAGTGCCAATGCATCTGAAGAGTTATATTTTACTTGATACCTATCAAGCATTATTTCCACCATAGCTTTAATGACATCTGGTTCTCCAGTTTGTTCATTATAACAAAGGTTTCTATTTAAATATGCGGGCCAAAAGAATCCACATGAAGTACTACCATCTGTATTTCTATCGAATACATTTGGTACACTATAAATGTTATAAGCACCTGGTTTATAAAATAGTTTTTCAGAGCCTTCAAATGAAGCTCCTTCTACACCACCTGTACCACCTGCAAGCATAAATCCAAATGATACTCCACCATCCTCTACTGCTTTTCTATTTACGTTCCATGCTTTTTCAAGATTGGGGAAAAGCCCATCTTCTTCATAATGAATTAATGGACCCCTAATACCCCTAGCCTTGTCTGGGTTATCTTTTAACGATATCCCAAAAACAGAAGAAAGTAAACCTTTACGTTTACCATATTCATCTTCATATCCCAATTGGACTTCCATAGCTCTTTTACCATCTACCAATCTCATTTTAGAAAATGGTGTATGTTCTGCAATCCAATCTAAATTATCAAGAACTTTACCCCATATACCCTTATCACCAGATAAGAATGTTTTTTCTGATGCCAGATGAAAGTTTGGATTACCAGTACCTGGATGTACAAACATATTCCTAGGACTCCAAGACGCAGTCTTAAAACTAAAACCAACACCCCTTGTCTTCAATAGTTTACCATGTTGCCCTGCTTCTTTTGCAGCATGTATGTAATGGTGAAAGAGATAATCACCTAGCCAAGGTTTAGGAAAAGCTCTTACCCTATTAGTACGTTTTTTACTTTTACCTTCTCGTTTAGTAAGCCATATAGGGGAGTAGTTCCAGTAGAAGTATAACTCCCCTGGAATCCACTCTCCATCAGGTCTAACCAATCCATATTTCCATCTACGTAACTCCTCTTTCCAGAAATTTGCATAATCAGATTTAGGATTGGCATTTGGAATAAGATGGGTGTATCTCCCATTACGATCAAAGAATATAGCTCTCTCCCTAAAAAAATCCATATCCTCTAGAATATGTGGATTGGTAATATTTACTACACGTCTACCATCCTCATACTCTACCATCTCACCCTGATCATTTTCATAGGTCATAACAGGTCTATCTGTTATGAAGCCCCTTTGTTCTTCAGGGGCTATTAGATTTTGAATAAATTGGACTTGTGATATATATTCTAACATATCATCCCATACCTCTTTTGGAAGAGTATCTTTCAATTCTTCCGTTAAAGGTGTTTGGTATTTATTCATTTTTATTTCCATATACTACTATCTATAATTAAATTACTCGTACTTAATAGAGCTTTTGAAATAGATATAGCATTTTTAAATGCTGTTTTTGTTACTTTAACTGGATCATATATTTTTTCATCCATTAAGTCCCTTTCTATAATTTTTAACTTATAATTAGAGTTTAATTCTATCTTATTTAAAGGTGCAGTAAGGATCTTAGTGAAAGACGTATCTAACATCTCCTCAATACGGTCTTTTACTAAATATAGTGCCAAACCTCCGCCAGGCACAATACCCTCATCTAAAGCACATGTGACTGCTTTGACAGCATCATCATATCTATCAAACTTTTCTTTAACTTCCAAAGAAGAAGTACCTCCCACTTTAATAATGGACATTTTTCCTTCTAAGTTCTCTATTCTTTTTTCAAGTAAATCTTTAACTTGACCTTCTTCTGTTTTCTTATTTAATTTCTTTAGATCATTACAATATTTATTACATTTATCAGTAATATTATGTTTAGTAATAATCGTTTTATCCCTACTAATAGTAATACTGTCAGCAGTACCAAAAAATACTTCTTTTCCCCTACCTGAAGCTACCATATTAGTATGATCTGTAAATAACTTCAAATCTTTAACCAAATTCTTTCTGTGTCCTCCAAAGCCTGGAGTTTTCATAATACCTATAGTCAATGCACCTCTATTATAATTATCCCTTAATATAGTTTGTACATTGGCAGACATATCATCACATATAAATATATGAGGTCCTTTGGTTGTTTCCAATAAATTAGCATAATGGTCCAACTTGGTTAATTTACCATCTACTATAATAATCTTAGGATTATCATAAACAATAGAATCTTTTTCTGGCTTATTTATAAAAGCAGGGTCTAAATATCCTGAATTAAATATCATACCATTTATTTTTTCTATTTTATCATAAGGTTCATAACCTTCTTCTACTTTTACATTGTTTGTATGTTTAAAAGCTGATTCTATTATTTTACCCATATTTTCATCTCCATTAGCAGATATAGTAGCTACATCAAATATATCTTTTTGATCCAACTCTTCTGCCATATCTTCCAATAACTCTATTGTATATTTTTCCAATAAAGTCAATTCCTTTTGTATTTCTAAAGGGTCTCCATTACGTTTTAATCTATCGTATCCTTCTGAGAGGATTGCTTGCAATAAGCATACTGCAGTAGTAGTTCCGTCCCCAGCTTCTTTTAATGTTTTCTCAGCTACTTCTTTTATAAGTTTTGCAATTACGTTTTTAGCTGGATTATCAAACCAAGCAGCTTTAATTACAGATACCCCATCTTTAGTAGTATAAGGTCCTTCAAACTTATTGGTCAGTATTACTGTATTACCATAAGGTCCCATAGTACTGGTTACAGCTTGAGACAGTTCAAATACAGTGTCTTTTATAATATTGGTTAAAAGAGGTTCATTTATTATTTCTTTTTTATTAAATGAGTCCATCTTCAAATGTGTTAAGTGTTCTACTTCCTTTCTTTCTATTCTCCATATCTTCTATTTCTTTTACTACTTCTTTATAAGCTTCTTTAATATCTTTCATAAGCTTAGGTACTTTTTGTACGGCATTTGTAATCTTAGATATATCATATACTGGTTTACCCCTATCATCTCTTTCAGCTAATAAAGCTTCTGAGTTTTCTAAATAACTACCAATTGCCTGTACTGAAGATAACGTTTGTTTGTATAGAGTCTGTAAAGCTGTTTCTTCTTTGTTATAAAAATCAATGGCTTCCTGTATAACACTGTCTATCTCCCAGTCAGGATCCAAACCTATATCTTTTTTAATCTCTTCTTCTCTTTTAGAAGGAACCATAGATATATAATCTGACCTTATATCACAAAAAAACCATAAAAAAGTTATTTCTTTTATAGCCTGTTCTTTCTCTTTACTTTTATCTCTATCTAATATTTTCTTAAAAGGTAGCAAAGCCCAAGCTTCATCAGAAACTTGAACTTGCCAATCCTTCATAGTCAGTAATCTCATTATTACTTACTCTCTTCCTCCGTTAGTTTACCATCTTCTTCTACTGCAGGTTTTGCAGCATCTTCTTCAGATCTTTCTTCTTCCTCTGGAGCATATCTTTCAGCAAATACTTGTAATGCTTGAAAAATTAAGTTTGAATCTCCTAAAGAAAATCTTTGTCCTTTGTTAGCTGCATCTAATGCACTAGCAATAATTTGAAATGCTTTTTGTTCGTCCATAATTTAATCTATTTTTTCTTCATTAATAATTATATCTATTCTACATAATAATAAACCTATGCTTATTATTGATCCTTGATAATGTCCATCCTCAAATAGTATATCTACTTCTTCAGTTGTTAATATACCTAACAATGTTTGTGGATTTCTCCAAGGCAATGTCCATGTAAAACTAAACATTAGTTTACAATTTTATAGGCAATCTTATCGTCAGTAATCATACCAAATACTTTTTCTCCAACCCTAACTGGATGGATCTGGATACTTGTTACAGCATCATAAGCATTTTCTCCACTAGGTACTCTTACAGACATTGCTTCTAAATCCAAGTAAATTTTTTGACCTGGTTTTAAAAAGTCCTTTGTGTAGCTTCCTACTGCCAGTACATACTGTTCTGGTGAAAAAGCTGCTCCCTGTAAATCTACTTCATCAGGATCCATTTCTTCTACATTAGTTGTAATGATCAGTCTGTTCCTCATTGGTTCAATAGGAAAGTCAGTGATAAGATCCAATACATCGTCTTGATCTAAATTTTTAATTTCTTCCATTTTTTTTGTTTAATTTTAAGGCGTTAATTCTCCGTATTTTTCTTGCTTTTAAAGCATCATAAGAAAACCAAAGTTTTCCAAGATACTTATAATTAAAATTAGTTTTAAGTGAGTTAGCCTCATCTTCACTCTCAACTGTATCAGGATCAAATTTCTTTAATACCTGATAGGTAAATAAATAAGGGGAGTTTATTATTT